GCTTATTTAGGTTTTGAGGAAGTTGTTGGTGATGGTAAAAGTCTATCGTTACAAGATATTCGTTTTGCAAGAACAATCAATAAAATCCAAAAAGCTATTATTGCTGAATTAAATAAAATTGCAATTATTCACTTGTTCTTATTAGGTTTTGAGGATGAATTACAAAACTTTACTTTAGGTCTTACAAACCCATCAAAACAAGCTGATTTGTTAATGGTTGATGTATGGAAAGAAAAAGTATTGTTGTATAAGGATCTTGTTACACCAATACAAGAAACATTAGCACCAACATCGGCTACTTGGGCTAAAAAACATATATTTGGGTTTTCAGATGAAGATATTAAACTTGATATACAACAACAACGTCTTGAAAGAGCGGTATCTGCTGAACTCACTAACACACCAACAGTTATTACACGTACAGGTTTATTTGATAATGTTGATAAGTTATATAAAACAACAACTGGAACAACAGAAGCACCACCGGCTGAAGGTGGAGCACCTGGAGGATTACCACCATTAGGGGGTGGCCCACCAAAACCACCGTCATTAGGAGGAGGAAGTTCGTCACTATCTTCTGGTCCACCACCACCTCCTGGGGGAGACGCTGGAGCACCACCAACACTACCAGAAAATAAAGAAAATAATTTAAATATACTTCTGGAAAGTGATGATATTTTGGGTGATAAGTACATTGACTTGTCAAAAGCAAGAAATTCTTTGGGTACAATGGAGAAAGCTTTAGATAAATTGTTAAATGATTAATATTTATAATAAAAATAAGTTATGGAATTTGGTATTTTAAAAACAAAAATAGAAGAGTCATTAGTAAAATCTTACACAAATAAGGGTATTAAAAAAGATATGTTCTTATTTAACGAACTAGTATTAGAAAATAAATCAATTGCGAGATTATATTTTCTTTATGATGAATTATCTGAAAATAAAAATTTAGATGATGTCGTTGCTAGTGAATTTATAAACGAGTCTGTTAAAATCTATAATCAAATTTCTAAAGAAATTTCAAAAAATAGTTTAAAAGAAATTAATATGTGGGTTGGCCATATAAAGTGTGAAAATAGGTACAAAGATGTTGATAACCTATTTTCAAAAAATATTATTTCTCTAGAAGACAAACTTAAAAGTAAGACCTCAATTATGGAAACATTAATGAAGAAAAAAGAAAGTTTAACGGAAACAAAATTAGACCTTCCTTTAGAAAAAATTGTTGATGTTGCAAATAAAACTGTTAATAATTATCTTTCCCAACTGGATGAAAGTGAGAAAAAAAACATTCTTAAAGTTTTAAAAGAAGATGATTCAAAATTAGAAATTGAATTTAATGTAATAAAAGAAAGTGTTGTTACTAGACTGAACAATTTGAAAAAGGATGAGGATGACGCTGAAGTTGTTAGTACAATTCAAGAGACAATTAGTAAAGTTGAAAAAGAATTTTATACAAAAGACAATTATTTAAAACTTAAAAAATTAAATAACACAATTTAATTATTATTCTCAAATTTTTGTCGGTAAATAGCCCTATTTTTAGCTTGTCTTTTTAGTACAGATTTTTTGGTGTATTCTCTTCTTTCGTTCAAATGACTATTTTGTCTGGTTTTAATAACCTTACTTTTTAATTGTTTAATAGCCCTTTCAATATCACCTTTTTTTACAGTTACAATTAACATATTAATTTTTTATTATATTGATATATACTTCAATATTATGTAAATTTTTAAAAAATAAACATATGAAGTATGAAAAAAGATGAAAAAAGGCAAAACCGAAAAATTAAATGGTTTCAAAACAAGTAAAGTTCACTACGGAACGGTAGATTCAAAAAACTTTAAATCAATGTATCTAAACATCCAAACCTGGATTGAACCTAAAAAAGATTCAGATAACTGGACAAGGGTAGTATCAAACACAACAAGACAAATAAAACACTCCGTTTACAACAATTTAAACAAAGATTACTTCAAAGATAATTTTATTGTAGACTTAGATTTAAGAACAAGTGGGATTCAATTAAAAAAGAAATCATTTATGAATTTAGAAATAACACTTTTTACTGATGAACAAGAATTTGATTTTAAATCAACAGAATTAAAAAAAATATTAAAAAAATTAACAAAAGATATATATTCTGATGTATTTGTTTCACACGATTATTTTAAATTTTATTTAACCAAATATGGAAATTCAAAACCAGTTAAGGTAAAAACTGAAAATATTTAGTATTTATAATAAAAATTAAATATGAAAATTTTAGGACCAAACGAAACTGGTAAAGGAATCCTTATTGAGTATGATGCCGGGTTTATTAACCCAAAGTCAATGGATAATCATTTTATAATGGAATCAAAAAGTTTTTTGGATCACTCAAAACCTTTTGAATTTTACGCTGTATTACAAAAATACGACACACCAAATAGGAATGGTAGAATATATCCAGAGAAAATCTTAAAAAGAGAATCTGAAAATTATAAAAAGATGATTGAAAAGGGGATTTCACTATCTGAATTAAATCACCCGGAATCTTCTCTTATTGATCTTGATAGAGTATCACACATTATAACAGATGTATGGTGGGATGGTCCAGTATTATTGGGTAAATTAAAACTATTAACATCACCTGGTTTTCACGAAAGAGGTATTGTTTCCACAAAAGGAGATATGGCCGCCAATTATTTAAGACAAGGTGTTACTTTGGGTATTTCTTCTCGTGGTGTTGGTTCATTAAAAAAGGTTGGTGACCAAAATGAAGTACAGGATGACTTTGAATTAATTTGTTTTGACCTTGTATCTTCCCCATCAACGCCAGGTGCTTATTTATTTTTAGATAAGAATGATAGACATAAGTTTGATGAGAATTTAGAAGAAGAAAAAAGAGTAAATATTGAAAGAGCAACTGGTATGGAATCTTCAGCTGTTGATAAGACAAAAAAATTAATGGATAAATTAACAGCATTTCTTGATAAATAAAAAAATAAGTTCTATAATTATATCAAATTAATAAATTATGGAACAAGGAGAAAAATATTTTGTAGCAAAAATCACATCAGATTTGTTAGATTCAGAATCTGGAAGAGTGAAAAAAGTAAAAGAAGAAAAATTAGTTTTGGCGTATAGTCCTACAGACGTGGAGGCAAAAGTAACCAAAATCTATGAAAATTACACAATGGATTGGAGAATTACTTCAATCACAGAAAGTAAAATTGATGAGGTAATTGAATAAATTAGTAAATTATTTTAAAAAAATAAAGGGAGTATCTAAAGGTATTCCCTTTTTTTTTGTCCTAAAATTAAACTTTTTCTAAATCTCATATATTTATTTGTTATAAAAAGAATGAATAATATGAAAAACAAAAATTCAGAAATTGAAGACGCGTTCTTCCAAATAAGAAATTTGGAAGAAGCTCTCAATAGAAATGCACAAGGAATACTTGCTTCTACAATGAAGGAAGAAATCAGTTCACTAGTAAAAGAGTCTCTTAAAGAAGCTGAAGAAGATGAAGAAGAGATTGATACAGAAGTTGATTCAACAGAAGACGATGATTCGGATGAAGATGCCTTTGATAATTCAGAAATGGATTTAATGGGTGATGAATACGATGATGAGTCAGATGAAGAAGAAACTGATAATTTACCAGTAGCAAATGTTGATTTGACTGTTGGTGATGACGAAGATGAAAATGAAGAAGTAATTGACGCAACACCAGAAGGATTAAATTTAAGTAATGATGAAATTATAACTGTTTTTAGAAGTTTAGACCCATCAGACAGCATTGTGGTAAAAAAAGAAAATAATAAGATACATCTAAAAGATGATGAAAAAGACGTTGAATATTTAATTCAACTTGGTGAATCCGAAGAAGATGCGTTTGAAATGAAAGAAACTGGTCGCAGACATTCAAGAATGAGAGATGATTTTTCTTATGATGAAATGGAAGAAATGTATGGAAGACATGCAAGAAAACCTAAGTTCAAAATGGATAAAGAATTAGATTTTGATTTTGATGAATTTGAACCAGGATTTGATTTAAAAGGAGACTTTGATTTGGAAGATGAGGAAACAGAAACAATCTATGAAGTTGAGTTAGATGAAGAAGATGAAGACTTTAGCTCTGACAAATTTAATATGTCGTCTTTGGATGAATTATATGATGAAGAATCTGAACTAGACGCAGTAATGGAGTCTAAAAAAGGTTTCAAAGCAAAAGGTATGGGTATGGGTAATGCATCTAAATTCAAATACGCTAAAAAACCTAATATGGAAAAAGGTTTTGATGAAGATATGAAGGAAGGTCCAAAAACCAAATTTACCGGCAAAGCAAAATTTGATTACAAGAGTGATGTAAACTCTAAAGGATTTGGTGAGAAATCATCTAAAAAATCTACCGTTAAAAAAGTAGAAACTAAAGAAGCTTCTAGAACATTAGGAAACGGAAATAGATTTAGAAAAGGTGGATTACCAAAACCTAGAACTTATTCAAGTGCAAATACTGCAATCAAAAAGAATGTAAATGAAGAAGTTTCAATGTTAAGAGAAAAGAATGAAGAATACAGAACTGCATTAAATGTTTTCAGAGAAAAATTAAATGAAGTTGCGGTATTCAACTCCAACTTGGCATATGCAACTAGATTGTTTACAGAGCATTCAACAACAAAACAAGAAAAGATTAATATTCTTAGAAGATTTGACAACGTTGAAACTTTAAAAGAATCTAAAAATCTTTATCGGTCTATTAAAGATGAATTATCTAACGGAAAAGAGAAAGAAACTGCAAATAGTCTTAATGAGTCTGTGGAAAGATCGGTGGTTAAAACTCCATCATCTGGTTCTGCTGTAAACTTAATTGAGTCTAAAACTTATGAGAACCCTCAATTCCTTAGAATGAAAGATTTAATGTCAAAACTATAAAAAAATAAACTTTTTATAAAAATCGTATATTTATAATATACATAATTAAAAAATAAATAAAAAAAACAAAAAAAAATTAAAATGGGAGCATTATTAGAATCAGGTCTTGTTGGTAACATTGGGCTTAAGCACCTTAAAGTTATTAAAGAAGACACAATTAACAAATGGGACAAATTAGGATTTTTGGAAGGTCTTAAAGGTCACCTAAAAGAAAACGTAGCGCAATTATATGAAAACCAAGCGTCACACTTGATTAACGAAGCAACTTCTGAAGGTTCTAACGGAGCTTTTGAAACAGTTGTATTCCCAATCGTAAGACGTGTTTTCTCTAAATTGTTGGCTAACGAAATCGTATCTGTACAAGCAATGAACTTACCAATTGGTAAATTGTTCTACTTCGTACCTAAAATCCAAGGTTATAACGACTTGGTTACTAGCGCAAATACGCATTACGCACCAATCGGTTCTCCTGGAAATTACCAAGCAGATCCAAACGCTGGATATACTGGACCTAACGCATATCAAAAAAATCTTTATGATTTATTTTATGAAGGACCTGAAGCTGGTTTAGATCCTGCTGGTTTGTTTGACTACTCTAAAGGAGCTTGGACTTCTGTAACTGGTTACGCAACTGCACAAGTATGGTCTGGTGGTGCATTAGTTTCTGCTGATACTGAATACAACGGAATAAACGTTAGAAAAATGATTATCAAACTTTGTGGTTTTGCACAAGCTGGTACTGGTAAATTAATCGGACCTGATGGAAGTGAAATTGATAGTGAAGCATTCCTTTCTGACCTTAAAATCTTTGCAGATTTAAATAATTTAGAATACGAAACCACACCTTGTAGTCCATTTACTGGAGGTACTGGTGGTGCTGTTCCATTATTGTTTAGAGTTGTTACACAACAATATGGTAAAGGAATTGTTTCTCCTACATATGGAACAACACAAACTGTATTCCCTTTTGGTGGTGGTGACGCAAACAAAGCTGGAAACGGTGGTTCTTTTGATAACATCTGTGACTTCACAGGATGTATCTATTTAGAAGTTGATTTACAATGTCCAGTATGTGCTGAGTGTGATGCAACATCACTTGATGGTTATACAGGTACATCAATTGTAACAATTGGTGATAACTTACCAACTGAAGGAAATTCACCATTTATTGCAAGATGGAAAAGATATAAAAACCTTGAGTTTGAAGACCAAATTGGTGAGGTTTCTTTTGACCTTGAGTCTGTAACAGTTTCTGTAACTGAAAGAAAACTAAGAGCACAATGGTCTCCAGAATTAGCTCAAGACGTTGCGGCATTCCACAACATTGATGCTGAAGCTGAATTAACAGCTTTATTGTCTGAACAAGTTGCTGCTGAAATTGACCGTGAAATCTTGAGAGATTTACGTAAAGGTGCTGCTTGGAATTTACGTTGGGATTACAACGGATGGAGAAGAACTCAAATCGTTACGTCTTACACTCAAAAAGACTGGAATCAAACGTTGATTACTGCAATCAACCAGTTGTCTGCTCAAATTCACAAATCAACTTTGAGAGGTGGTGCTAACTGGATTGTAGTTTCTTCTGAAGTTTCTGCTATCTTTGATGATTTAGAATACTTCCACGTATCTAACGCGTCTCCTGAGCAAGACCAATACAATATGGGTATTGAAAGAGTTGGTACTTTAGCTGGTCGTTACCAAGTGTATAGAGACCCTTACTTCCCACCAAACCAAGTTTTGTTGGGTCACAAAGGAACGTCTTTACTTGACACAGGTTACATCTACGCACCGTATGTACCTCTACAATTAACACCTACAATGTATAACCCGTTCAACTTTACACCTATCAAAGGTATAATGACAAGATACGCGAAAAAGATGGTTAACAACCGCTTCTATGCCCGTATTACCGTTGATGGAGTTCGTACATTTGATTTAAGAGAATTGAGATAATCAAACCCTTAAAATAACCTACAAAGGAGACAAGAAATTGTCTCCTTTTTTTATGAATAATAATTTAATAACACTAAATGTTCATTTGACACAAAATTTACTTTATAATTAAACTTTTTCAAAGTATTTATTAAGAAAAAATACTTAATTATGAAAAGTTTTTTAATCTTACTATTTACTTTAATTTCTTTTATAGGAATTACACAAGTATCAAGTCTTTATTCATTTTCTGAAACAACTGGTACATATACAGCAATTGTTGGTGGTACTCAATTAGTAACAACAACAGGCGGTGCTATCACTTATGATACTGATGGTAGTTATTTTACAATACCATCTGGTTCACAATTTCAGTTTAATAATACAACAATAACATCTGTTAATATGACAGCAGATGGTGCTTTGTTTTTAAACCCAGGAACAACAACAACAGGAAACGGTGTAACGGGACCAATATCATCAACAGGTACTGCAGTAGGTGTTATTGCAGGTATGGGTATGGATTTAAGAAGTACGGCAATTGCGTCACAAGTATATGAAAGAAGATGGGAGGATGTGGGTACTGAAGTGGTGTTTCAATGGCAAAATGCCGCAAGATATTTACAAAGTAGTTCAGAAAGATTTTCATTTCAAATTAGAGTAAACAAATCAAATGGTCAAATAAGTGTTGTGTATGGTAATATGACGACAATTACAACAAGTACAACTTATCAACCAATGGTTGGTTTAAGGGGTTTCACAAATACAGACTACAATAACAGAAGATTAACAACTTCTATACCGGATGCAACACCAAATTGGGGAGTTCCAAATGGTACAACCGCTGGAACATCTAATGCTCACAACGTAAGGTTTCGTAGTGGATGTGTCCCTTCAACAGGATTAATATTTACTTGGACTGTGCAATCTTGTATAGGACCTACATTACCAACAATATCCTACACCTCATCATCAACCGCAAATCTTTCTTGGACAGCACCATCACCAACACCAAGTAATGGTTATAACTGGGAACTAAGGTCGTCAGGCGCTGGTGGTAGCGGATCTACCGGGCTTGCGGCATCTGGAATAGTCGGTACAACAACCACGACCGCAAGTAGTTTAACCCAACAAACGTCCTATATTCTTTATGTACAAAGTAATTGTGGTGGAACTACAAGTTCTTGGGTTGCTTCTACCTCATCCATAAGCCCACCAACTAATAATGATTGTTCAAATGCAACATCTGTCACAGTAAACAGTTCTTCAACTTGTACCTCAACAACTTCCGCTAGTAGTGTTGGTGCAACACAATCATCAGCGGCATGTGCCGGTACAGGTGCTGATGATGATGTTTGGTTTTCTTTTGTTGCAACAAATACTTCACATGTTATTACTGTCACACCAGGTACTATGGCTGATGTTGTTTTTCAAGTGTATGGTGGTAATTGTGGTGAACTTTCATCACTATCTTGTATTGATGCGACGGCAGGTTCTAGTGTAGAAACCACAACAGTTAATAGTTTAAGTATTGGTGTTACTTACTACATAAGAATTCATAGTTACGCATCCACTGTTGGGTCAAGAGGTACTTTTACTGTTTGTATTACAACACCCTGTACGACACCAACAACCGCAGGAACACTTTCTTCTAACAAAACATCTACCGTTGTAAACGATGCTGTTACATTCTCAATTGTGGGAAATGGGGGTAGTGTAACATTACTAGAATGGTCTTTTAATAATTTTAGTACAGTTGCTGGATCAACAACAAATCCTATTATACCATATACATTACAACTAAATGTTGCTCAAACAAATATGTATTTTAGAGCGACTTCAGTAAATGGTTCTTGTCCTGCTGGTGTTACATCACCAATTTTAGTCACATTAGAACTTGCACCACCATATACTTATGGGGTTAGTGATGGTGATTATATTACAAATGTAACTTTAAGTGATATTAATAACACATCTACTGAAGACGGAGACGCATATTCTGATTACCTTTCAATTGTTGGTAATTTAGATATTGGCGGCGTTTATACAATATCTGTTTCAGGCACACTAACTTTTGGTTCGTACCCTGGTTATGCCGCTTGGATTGATTGGGACCAAGACGGGGTATTTCAAACAACAGAAAATGTGTTATTATCAGCACCAGGTGCGACAGGTTCTACTTCTGTTAATGTACCAAATGATGCTATCGGGGGTACAGTTAAAATGAGAGTACTTTCTGTTTGGAATGCAACACCAACAAATGATGCCTATTATTCGACAGGATATGGTTATGGTGAAATAGAAGAATATAGTATACTATTAAGTGTTGCACTACCTGTTGAATTAACTCAATTTGAGGGATTACCATACCAACAATGGAACGTAATAAAATGGTCTACCGATTCCGAACAAAATTCAAGTCATTTTGATTTAGAATCAAGTATTGATGGTGAAAACTGGAGAAAAATAACAACAATTCCGTCAGCAGGAAATTCAACAGAAGAATTAAAATATTCTTACATTGATAATAATTTAAGTGAAATTGTTTATTATAGATTACAACAATTTGATATTGATGGTAAATTTGAAATATACGGGCCGATAGCTATCACAAGGGATGTTACAGATAAAAAAATTATCGGTTATATTAATTTATTAGGACAAAAGGTTGACCCAAAATATACTACAGGTGTAATAATTGAGGTATATGAAGACGGTACTATGAGAAAAATGATTAGATAATTAAGATTCGTTAGAAATTGTTCTTATTGCCTTTGATATAACTTCAGTTTCACCAATTGTAAATGCACCCCTTTTATGAGCTGATTTAACGGCCTCAACCAAATAATATATTGAGTGTTCTCTATCCATTGTTGTTAATATAGCATCTAAATGTTCTTCGTTAAACAAGTCTATCACACCAAATAAATTACCGTAAATTTTAGTTTCTTCTTCCATTTTTAATTAATTAGATATTTATAAAATAATGATAAGCGATAAAAGGATAAAAGAAATAATTAGGGAAGCTACTAGTGATAGTGGTGGTGTTCGTGGGTCTTATCTTGTACCATTAAGACCTGGTATTAGAGATTTTTCCGATGGTCAACTAGAACCTTTCACAATACGTGTTTCAGATTATGATAGTCCTTATTTGGAATATGATAGTTATGATGGTAAAATGAATACACCAAAAAAACAAATAAAACAACTTGAGAAAAAGGCAGACAAATCAAGACGATACGCAAAAAAACATCCAATCCAAAATGATGAAGATGGTGACATAATAAATAAAACACCAGGTAAAAATTTAAAAATAGTTCCAATAAAAGAAGCTGACACGTCAATAAGTGCTGGACCTTATAATGGACCAATTGAGTTGGGATTAAAAAAATGGAAAAAGAATTTATTAAGTCCGTTTGATATAGAAATAGACCACAATTATAATGACCATATGAAAAAACCTAACTTAAAAAACAATATTAAAAGAACTGTGGGTGTTTGGGAAAAAAGTGAAGATGGTAGTTATAATCAAGAAGAATATCCCGTTCATACAATAAAGGAAGACTTGGCTGTTTGGTTTGGTAAAAAGAAAAAACCAAAAGGTTCATCACAACCAAAAGGCCCTTGGGTGGATATTTGTAGGAAGGTTGATGGTAAACATCCACCTTGTGGTAGAAGTGACACCAGTAGTGGTTCATATCCTAAATGTAGGGCTGCCGGTGTTGCTGGTAAAATGTCAGATTCACAAAAAAGAAGTGCTTGTCAACAAAAAAGACGTGCTGAAAAAAATGATTCACAATCTGGTAAAGGACAAAAACCAGTTATGACTTCTTATAAGACAAAAAAAGAATCAATTAATAATTTAGTTGACAGAGTTCTTACTGAAATTAGAAATTCTTTCTAGTACGTTATGTAATGAATTTTTTATTTGGGAATTTACCTTTTCTTCGTATTCGGTTCTTCTTTTTTCGGTCTCTGTGTCATATATTTTTGTGACTCTTTCCCAATCTCGTTTACTCAATTTTACGTGGTAATGGTATACGTGATTTGTTAAATCAACATTACCATCATACATTGTTATAAACAAATCTAATTCTTTATTCTCCAAATACCGTTTATGTGACATTGGGGCAATCATAAATTTGGTTGATTGGTTTTTAATCATTTTGACACAAATATGAAAACAAGTTTTTTCATAAGAAGTTGTTTCTTCTTCGTAACTTTTAAAAACACCGTCTTTTTTTGTCCATAAATAAAATCGCATTTTAAACCTTCTAAAAAACCTAAAAATTCTTTTAAACATATCTTATAATTTATTTTCTACAAAGATATGTGTTTTTTTTAATTATCCAAAAAAATTTTTAAAAAAATTTAACAATAAACACCAGAACAACGTTTTTTACCATCAAGACCTTTAATAGAACCTTTACATACTTGAACAGCGTGACCATTAGAATAAGCACTTGGATATACGTCATATGTTGCCTTTGCAGATGCAATACCTCTTGCACATAATTTTGTACCGGTTTTTTTTCTACCTTCCATCATAACCATATCTTCATCATCAACAGACATTGACATTTGCATACCATCTTTTTTTGATTCGTTCATAAGAAAATCAAATACTTGATCCATATTGTTTTTTGCCTCTGATATATGGTCTTGAGCCCAATCGTGACCATTTTCTAATATTGACTCAACCATTTCTTTGT